AGGAAGACGAAGTTCTAGAGACTCCGTTCGGTCAATTATATTGTCCGAAAGGAGAAGAAAGATGGAGGTACTGGTGCAGAGCACAACCGTATCGACACTATTCAGATATTCCCTTTGGAAATATCATTGAATATGAAACTTTTGCAGGGCAAAAGTTATATTATCAAGGATTTGACGAGGCCATTGGTCCTCAAATCGTTGTGTGTTCTTACCTTGACTATACCGATTGGTGTAGTTCAGGACTAAGTATTCCCTGCCGAGTACTTTCAGTACCCGAACCGGGAGGAAAAGCCAGAATAGTGACCACTGGTCCGTACTGGCTTACAATTTTACAACAGAGTGTAACTCATGTGCTGAAAGATGTGCTTAAAGCACATCCTTCTTCCAGAAGTTCTCTGTTTAAAACAGATCAAGCTTGGCAGAGCCTTTACTTGATGGAAAACAAGGAATATCCAAAGGATTTCTTTGTTTTATCTTCTGACCTCAAAGAGGCTACAGATCATATACCTAAAATAGTAGCTATGCAACTATTCTCAGGTTTTATTAAAGGATGTGGATTACAAAGTAACCTACAAGATATCATAATTAAATTAATTATGATAAATAGAACCTTTATTGGTGCCGGTTTTGTTTCTGAGAAACAAACACGCGGTATAATGATGGGAGAACCTCTTGCAAAAGTGGTACTCACCATTCAAAACTTAGTAGTTGAAGAATACGCAATGCGAAAATTCTTGAACTTAAACACAGGTACATCGTTTTATAAATCTCCATCATGGAGATCTTACCACGTTGGTGGTGACGATCATCTTGCTGTTGGACCGATTGAGTATCTCAAAGAGATAACCAATTGTCATCTACTGATGGGATCTGTGATCTCACCAGGAAAACACGGTATATCAAACAAAGTTGTGATATACTGTGAGAAGTTGTTGGATATAGAAAATATCTACAAACCCTTCAAAGTCCGTAATATCAATGATAGTACGGAGTCATACGAGAAATCTCCTTTTATCGATTCGATAAAAATAAGACTTTTAAGTCCGACATCGAAATCTTTCGATGTTTCTTCGGATAGAAATGTCGCCATCGGAAAAGGTAATTCCTTAGGAAGAACCTTAAGATGGTTAAATAAAGACCATTTTCCCACTAAGTGGATACAAATGGTTAGAAACCGATTCTTTCAAAGAATGGGTTCACTTCTACCAGATCGCTCTTCAGGAGTTTTCTGGCAGCTGCTAATGCCTACCTATTGGGGAGGCTTAGACCTATGGTTAGAATCAGATCTATCTGAACTCTATCTCAAACTTCCAGCACCAACATTGTCGGTGATAGAAGATTATGTAAATAAGGAAGAATTTTCCCCTTTACAAGTAGAACAATTAAGCAAATTTATGTCTAATTATTCTTATAGAGGATTCAAGCTCAATGAGACTGAGGTCCAACTAATGAAATCCCACGTTAAAACTGTTATTAAACAGTTACCTGTAAAACAGTGGTGGGAATTAAAGAAGATTTTCGACCCTAAGGGTGATAAATCTGCTAAAGACGTTGCTGAACTATGTGAACAGAACGGCTGGTGGACAGAAGGTAATGTCATTTCTGAATTACTTCGTCCTTTATTGTTCAAGGAAATACTTTCCGGAACAACTAAACCTGCACCGTATAATACGGTTAAGTTAAAAACTAGGTATGCCAAATTCTGGGACCTAGTTTATAGAGGAGAACCGTCACTATCTTTTAAAGATTTTTTGTCAGCCTTTAAGGCTAGACCAGTAGGCGGATACTATAAAGTGACTTATCCAGAGGAAAGTCATTTCACAGGTGATCGCGACTACATGTTCAAAAGTGTACTCGATGATGCTTTGAAGGGTATGCCAGTTTTAAGAACTGGTTATCCATTCAGTTAACTTCCGTTAAGCTTCCCAAAGGAATTGCTTAATGTGGAAGTCAACCTATATATTATGG